TCTGGAACCCCGTCTTTCATGGAGAAACTGTTATGAAATTCAGGATCATCTTTAATTGTGAAACATGTGATGGAACCGGAGAGCAATCAGTTACAACCAGTGGTGTAGATCGGAATGGTCCGTGGGTATTTGACGAGGTTATCAATTGTCGAGAATGCGGCGGACATGGGGAAGGTGGCATGTATACAGCCATTGATCTATATGAGACCGTCGATCAAGTGGTACAGGATTATCCTGAGTATAGATCAATCGAACCTTTGGGGAATCCATTATGACTAAGGCATGGGTGAAAGAATACGTTGAAACTGTAAGTGGAACAGATTACAACAAACAGGATGGAGATGAGTTTATTAAAGGTTTGGATACTTTTTATGAAGAGGAGAAGCCTATGAAAAACATGTATTGGAAAACACAGATGACCGTTACTGATAGACCTGATGGATCTCAGACAAACACCATTCTGAGTATCCTTATGCAAGACTGGCAAGGCTTAACCTACAAAACAGGTGAGCTTGTAGATGTTACGGTTACCGATATGGTAGAGATGTTAGGCGATCCTAATAGCAAGGATGACCCTGACAAGGTTAAAAACGGCTATTCATGGCGGCTCTTTGTTGATGACAATCCTGTAGGAATTTGGGATTGGAAGGGTTCGTCTGATGAAGATCGCTGGTCTTTCTATGGTCATCCTGCTCATGTCGCCAAGTTATTCGGCGAAGATCATGTAAGGACTAGATGAGGATGTTGACAAGATACAAGAAAGATTTATTCAAGATAACCTGCTATGCAATCATAGCCGCATGGTTCTTTGTGGGTGTATACCTAACGTGGGCTGTCATGTGTGCCCTATACCTTGGAGATAGTTAAGATGAGTTTTATGGATATTTGGATGCTGGCTGTGGCTCTAAGTCTTGGTTTCTTTGTCATTTATATAGCCGGAAGTTAATAAAGGATTAAACTATGACAACTCTAAAACTACTCAAAGAGAATATTGGCTCTGATCTAGGCAGGCCAAGTAAGATGCCGGGTTATTCATGGGGTATCTCTGCCGATCTATGTATAACTGGTGGCACATTGATCAATCTAAAGGGGTCAGTATGTCACGGTTGTTATGCTCTGAAAGGAAACTATAGATATCCAAGCGTAACTAAATCCCATGCGAACAGGATTGCCGCATATAATAAAGATAATATTATCTGGCGGGATGGCATGGTTGAGTTACTGCGTAAACGCATCCCCGTTGATGCCCCTATTGTAGATAAGTACTTCCGTATCTTCGACGCCGGAGATATCCAAAGCGAACAGATGTTGATTGATTGGATATTTGTGGCCGAACAATTACCTGATATTAAATTCTGGTTACCCACAAAAGAATATCGGATCATCCGTAAATTTAAGGGCGAGATCCCAGATAATCTGATCATCCGAGTATCAAGCCCCAATCTTAATCAGGAACCATTAAAGTTTACCCATACTTCTACGGTCCATGAAGAATCCTCATTCGGATTTGAGTGTAAGGCATATACCCGAGACCATAAGTGTGGATCATGTCGTGCTTGTTGGGATAAAGAAATTCCTAACGTAAGTTATCCAGAACAGTAAACAGGGAAAGGCAGGGGGTAGCCTCTAAGCATATGAGTGCTACCCCCATAGCCCAGAGACCCTAAAACTTATCCATGATCAAATTTAAGGGGTTACCGTGGCTTTCTATCTTTTAGACACCAGTCAAACCCATGTTATTACCGAAAAGCTAATCAATGTGGCCGAACATAGGTCAGCTAGGATTAAATCATCAAGACATGCCGCCGCCGTGACACGAAGGGGCGTCATCATATCGACCGGATGGAATAAACTTAAATCACATCCCATGCAGGCAAAGTTTGCATCAGTTGCTGGTAAACCGGAAGCGATATTCCTGCACGCTGAAACGGACGCCATCATTAAAACCATAAATAAACATGGCCCAGAAATATTAACAGGATGTGAGATGTATATTATTAGGGTTACAAAGAATGGACGGCTTGCTAAATCTAAACCTTGTATTAGTTGCCTTGGTCTGCTAAATCATTTTCAGATCAATCATGTGTATCATACTTGAACTAGCCAATGATAAGGAACCATATATAGATGACTCTTAATAAACTCCCAACAGTAGGTCTTTCCCATGTCGCCCATATGTATGGGAAGACACCAGAAGAAACCATCCTGTACTATGCCCGTGTATCCAACCCTAAGAATCAATCCAAAGATAATCCAAAGTTACTCAACTATCTAATCGATAATGAACATTGGTCTCCATTCGAGATGGTCTCCATGTGTTTAGACATTGAGACAACACGGGACATAGCACGACAGATACTCAGGCATAGATCATTCTCATTCCAAGAATTTTCACAAAGATATTCAGAGGTAGACTTGAACTGGAATAGGAGGGAGGCCCGGTTACAAGACAAAGAGAATAGACAGAACTCCCATGAGTTAGACAAGGATCTCCATGAACATCGAACATTATCCCAAGAGTGGGAATGGAAACAGTTTGATGTGATAGAGGCATCAGAGAGAGGATATAGGTGGGCTCTTGAAAAAGGAATAGCAAAAGAGCAGGCCCGTGCCATCCTCCCTGAAGGACTAATATCAACCCGACTGTATATGCATGGGACAATCAGAAGCTGGATCCACTACACCAATCTGAGAACCAAACCTGAGACACAAAAAGAACACCGGGCTGTCGCCCTTGAATGTCAGAGAATTCTTTTTGAAGTTTGTCCTAGTTTAAACAAGGAGTACTAAGAGTACTAAGAGTGACTAGGAATAAACCAATAATAAATAAGGATTAGCTAAGTCTTAGCTAGAGTCCTAGGATATACCTTAGTACCTCCCGGCCTCCTGACCCCAACCTAGCACACCGGAACCCCGGTGTCAACCACAGAATTTCCTTGACACCGGGGTGAGGTCGGGGTAGAACCCCAAGACGAGACCAACGGACGTTTAGCTCAGCTGGATAGAGCAACAGCCTTCTAAGCTGTGGGTCAGTGGTTCGAGTCCACTAACGTCCACCACATAGATAATATAAACCATTACCGGAAGATTTCTGTAAAGGAGTATAAAATGAAATATGAAGATGAAGAGGGAGTAGACATTACTATCCCTTACGAAACATGTGATTATGTTGTATCTGAAACTATGAAAAGAACCTTGAGAGATGAAAATTGGCTCAGAAAGAGGGGCTCATCATACACCATGAATAGAAAAACATATGTGGCCCTATGGCGTAGCCTTCAGTGGTACACCAATGATGTAGATTATAAGCTGTTTAAAGCGGAGATCGAAGATGCAAGCTGAATTAGACAGCTTAGGAAAAAACATCATGAAGACATGGACTATACTTGATGATCTCAACTCTGTACTTGAAAACACCGATGAGGACGGAAACTACACTGGGCAGATAGCTAACACAACATCAGCAACTCTTATCAAATCAATCATGGTTCTATATGGAGTACACTTTGAAGATCTTTATAAATCATATGAGAAAATCGTTGAGGCTGCGGTATCTATTGATTGGATCCCTCCTACTGAGCCACACTGATGCCTGAATCTACATCATCTAGGTTTCTCAGACACACCTCGTGTGAGGCATGTGGTAGCAGTGATGCTAATGCAGTATACGAGGATACCTATTCTAATGGATCTCAGGAGAACAGGACATACTGTTTCTCCTGTGAAAAAACGGTGACAAACATGAATCTAGACAACACAGCTACCTATACCCACACTTCCTCTTCCTCCTACCCGACAGCCAGTAATGGCAATCGTGATGGCGTAAGAAGGGAGTTCTCCGATATACCTGATCGCAAGATTACCAAGGACACAGCAAAAACTTTTGGTGTACTTGTATCCAAGAATAAAGATGATGAGATTACAGCCCATGCCTATCCTTATTATAACAAAGACGGGCAGGAGATTGTAGCCTACAAGAAGCGCATTTGCATTGATAACCAAGGTAAGCCTCAAAAGAGTTTCACCATTCTTAATAATTCAAAGAAGGCTGGATCATCCTTTGATCAGGCTTCGCTCTTTGGTCAGAACCTCTTCCCACCTAAAGGTAAGTTCATCACGATCACAGAGGGTGAACTAGACTGTCTTGCAACCTACCAAATGCTGGGTAGCAAATGGCCTGTGGTCTCCCTACGAACCGGGGCACAGGGTGCAGAGAAAGATATCAGGAAGAACCTAGAGTTCTTCAATTCATATGAAAAGATTGTCCTCTGTCTGGACAATGATGAGCCCGGTAAGAAGTCGGCTCAGAAATTATCAGAGATCTTTGAGATCGGTAAATGTCTTATCATGCCGATGTCCCGCAAAGATCCCTGCGAATACCTACAGAACAATGACACCGGCACGTTTACCCGTGAATGGTGGAGGGCTAAACCAGTATCACCTGATGGTATTATTTCCGGTGAAGATATCTGGGATCTTGTATCAACTGAGCCTGAGAACAACTCCATCTCCTATCCATGGGAAGACCTGAATAAACTAACCTACGGAATCAGGCGTGGTGAGCTTGTTACAATTACAGCAGGATCAGGGATTGGTAAGAGTGCCATCCTCAGAGAAGTGATCTACCACATAATCCGAAACACAGAATCCCGGATTGGGGCGCTGTTCATGGAGGAGAGTGTCAGACGAACAGCCCAAGGCATTATGTCGATTGATGCCAATAAGCAATTCCACCTACCTAATACCGTATACACACAAGAAGAATTAAAATCATCTTTTGATAACACAGTAGGCTGCGGCCGTGTCTTTCTCTATGACCACTTCGGATCATCTGAGATTGATAACATAGTCAACCGCATCCGGTATATGGCCAAGGGTCTGGAGTGTGAGTATATATTCTTAGATCATATCTCCATCGTGGTCTCCTCACAGGAAAATGGAGACGAGAGAAAAGCCCTTGACGAGATCATGACCAAGCTTAGAATGCTTGTGCAGGAAACAAATATCGGGCTCTTTGTGGTATCCCATCTGAAGCGTCCACAAAATGGA